GTTTCTGCCATTTTATTTTAATTTTGAGTTATTATTAAATTATAAGTTATTATTGTTCTCCATACATTATCCGAAGGGTTTAAACCATCTAAATTTCTAATTGCACCAACCACCAAACTTGTAGCATAAAACCCATTTGCAAGGGTAATATTTGTTTCCGAGTTGATTGCAGCTAGTATTAAATCGCTTATTGTTTCGGCTCTTTTATATCCAAAGTTACTATTTTTTATTACAATGTCAACATCAATGGTAACTGCATTGGTGTAACTGATTTTACCTTGTTCCTGTGCCGATGCCCTTCCGTTCATAATCACATATTCATTGACTCCGTTATCAGGTGCGTAACCATCGTAAACAGGCAATCCGCTTGAACTTGTCAAGTAAGTATAAAACCACTTCTTTATTTCTATATTAGGATTTAACATTCTTTATTACATTTTGTATGTTCTTTCTCAAAATAGGTATTTCGCTTTCAAAGGCTGGTATTAAATAAGGTCTTGGTCGTAGGTTTATTTTTCTTATTCCTTTTCCTTTAAATTGATATGCAAAATCTTCATATCCAGCAGGAACATTAACTGTTCCACCTGTGCCAAATTCTACATAAGGAGCGTATTTTAAAGCACTTCCAACTGTATAAACAAGTTTTTTATCTTTAAATACACTTACCAATTGTATTGAACCTAGTAATCTACCTTTATCAGTAGAATTTGCAGCAACTGACTTTTTTGCTTTGCTTTGAATATTTAATGCAGATGCGTTAACTTCATTAGCAACTTCCTTTTCTATTTCAATAGGTAATTTCCCTAATCTTTTAATTAGAGCATCAAGTCCTTCAATCTTAAATGAAACATCATTTGCCATTAGAAATACATTAATATTTCGTAAAATCTAAATTGGTTTTCTACATCCTTCAAAGAATGAATGACATAAGTTTCGCCTTCTGCTTCTATTTTGTAGTTATTTGTAATTGTTACATCATAACGAATAAATAGCTTTGCAGCCCTTGTATATGTTATTTGTGCATCCATTAATTTCCTACTTTCATCCATAGGTCTAAAATCCCCAAATACGACCTCTTGTAAGGCATAGGTAGTTGTGTACCCACCTTGCCCATCAGCGGTGATTGTAGGCACATATAAGCCTATTTCCGAGTACATTGTGTTGGCATCAACATAGTTTGCCTTTTTGCTTCCTATCCTCATAATATTGGGCTTATTCTTGTCCAACGTTGACACGCTTTCCAAGTCTTTTCACAAATACCTGTATCACTATCTAATCCTCTATTTTCGTAGTCGTAGCTAACTTGGTCTAAAATCGCAATCTTTAAATCGTTCGGAATGGTTGCGTAACCTACCACATAAGTAGCCTTTAGGTTTTCAAATTGCGGTCTTTGTAATTGTGGGAACTTACCACCTACTAAAGTGTAATCAGCAGCAACAATAGTGTCTCCGTTTTGGTCTATTAATGATGTAAAACTATTCACAGGACCATAAGGCAGATGAAAGTGTCCATCCCAATTTGTAAACCATACAACCGCAGTCTTTGCTATTAAACTCAATCCTGTACCTACTTCAACCGCTTCCCTTGCTTGTTTAATCATCAAGGTAATTTGGTTATCATCAACCGAAGTTGTTACCCTACAATACAATTTTGCCTCTGCTAATGTAACAGGTTCAACAACTGTACCTATGTCGGTCAAAGTAAAATCAATGATAAAATTATTATATGACATACATCTTTTTTACAAATTTACAATAAATATAATAAAAAACCCCCTACTAAATGTAAGGGGTCTTTATTATCTATGTTAGATTAAATTAAACGTTACCCAAATCAGCATAGATTGCTGCGGTTGGTTGCATTAAGTTAATATCTTCATAACACTCAATTCTCGCAGTAACCATATTTTGTTGGAAGTTAGATGCGTTCTCATAAGAGAATTCAATAGCTAATCCTTCAACTTCAATACGCTCTACGAAACTGTTGTCCATAATTAAAACCTTATCATCAGTAACCCAAGATGCAGCAATAATAGGAGTTCCCCATATTGTCATACCACCATTTGGATTAACGATAACTGAACCATTACCAGCATAGTAACCCAAAGTGATTGTTTCTTTTAATAAACGACCTAATTGTGCAGGGCTTACTAAAGCAACTGAAGATACAAAGTTTGCACTCTTTTGGTTGCCGATGTAATCAACTAATTGCTTTAAATCAACAGTTTCAGCAGTTGTTGTAGAACCTGTTGCAGCAGCAGATACAGTTGCAAAGAAAGCAGAGTTTTCAGCTTTAAAGAAATCTCTAGTCAACATTCTTGGTAAAGTTGTGCTTAAAAAAGGCAAACTTCTAGCCATTTGTTTTGAGAATGTAGAGAAACCAGCGATGTAATCATTAACCACTTTAACTTCGCTTAATGCGTAGTTATTCTCACCTTTGTTAGAACCTTCAGTTTGAGCAGCAATGTTGTTAGTTGTTGCAGTCTCTTTGTAGAATACATACAAACCACTTTCACTTCTTACTGTTGGAACTAAATCACGGAAGTTAATTGCTTGACTAGGTAAAACTGAAGCGTTAATAGCGTAAGATGCTTGAGCATCTCCTGTTAAACTTGCACCTAAAGTCATTGATTTTACATCTCTTAAATCTAAACGATACTTACCATTTGATTTCATTGATTTTTCCATTTCATCCAATTTGCCATCTAATTTTTCTACGATAGCTTCATCTAAAAACTTTACTTGTTTAGATGCGTTTTTCTTTTGTGCAGCAGCTTGAGCATCAAATTGTTTTTGTGCTTCATCTTTTACTACACGGATTTCAGCGTTTGTTGCTTCCAACTTCGCTTCAATACTAGCTTGAAAACCTTTAAGGTTATCAGCCATTTCGTTAATTACGTTTTCCATTTTTACTTTTTTAGTATTTTATTAAATTCTTTAATTGCCTTCAAGATTTCCGCATCATTGTTTTTGACTTCCTCAATTATCGGCTGGGGTGCTTCTGCGACCGCAGTGATTTCTTTAACGATTTCAATCTCCAATAAATCCGCTTGAATCCTTTTTATTTCAATCTCCATCAACGCAAAAGTTTCATCGGTAAATTTACCGCCTTTAAACGCTTTCAAGAGTTTCTCTAGCCTGTTTGCTAATTGTTCTTTCTTTACTTCACTCTTTACTGAAATGGTTGGTGTTTCAGGGTTTGCTGCCCATAATACCGCACTACCTTCATAAAGTTTAAGTTCAGTAATTGTTCTTACTCCATCCTTACCTACGCTTGAATTTATTGTAGTAAATCCAATTGAATGCTGATTGATTAAACCTGCATCGTACATCTTCATTATATCTTCACCTGTTTCGGTCATTACTATTGGAGTAATTGCAATAAGCATATCACCTTCAACATATAATTGTTCAGGCTTACCAATTACCGCTTCCATTTCAGCACAATGGTCAACTAAAGACCATATTAAGTTTTTACCTGCTGGACCTCTTTCGCTTAAAGTCTTTGTGAATGCTTCAGGAACGATAATATCATTGTCTAAATCTACATTACCTGTTCTTGCCCATACTGCTTTTACTCTGCGTTGTTCGGTATCTACATCCATTACTTCGTAGCCGATGTCTTGTTTTTCAACAATTAAATCTTTTGATGCGTAAGTTTTCATATTTACAAAGTTATATTTTTTTTTATTATTCAAACAAGTCTGCAATCAATCTGCCAATTTGCATTCCTACTGCGTTAGTTAGTATTCCCCAAATCATTCCGACATTGCCTTTTGGTGGGTTATCTTGTAGCTTTAATAACTTTCCGTTTTTATCCCTTTGTGCCTCATATCCTAAAGTACATCGGCAATTGCAAACATCACCAGCACTTCCACTTGAATCGCACGGATGTAGCATTAAGTCAAAACCGCCTTTCTTATTTTGCAGTTTAAATGTCGCATCCATTGGTATTTTAGTGCCATCCATATTTAGGTGGTCAAATTGGTCTCTTGGAATCCTTCTTGTTCTATTGTCTTTAGCTGCAATCCATTCTTTGACAGTTACTAATCCTGTACTTGTTGCTCCAACCATTGAACCAATATTGGCAGCCCTTCCTGTTTCCGTTCTTGCTATTAACTCGGCTCTATAATCAGTAATACCTGCACCCCTTAATAAAACAATTGATTCAGGTAGTGTTAAGTTTTGTTCGGCTGATTGTATTAGGTATCTTCTTATTTGTTCCTTTGTTGTATCAGTAATATCGGATGCCAATTGGTCAAGTCCTTGCGTTTGCAGATATTGAAGGATAGTGTAAGCAAACAAATCGGTCTCTGCTGATTTAACTTCTAATGCCTCGTAAATGCCCTTTACAGACCTTTTAACGACCTTACTACTAATTTGAGCCATCTTTACACCCATAGCCAAATGTAGCTTCTGAATGGTCTTTTTAATGGCTTTGTCGCTAATTGCGTTGTAGTCTAATGTACGGCAATAGGTGTTCACCTGATTTTGTAGTTCTTTTTTGAACTTCGGTGAATATTGTTTTAATGCGTTGGCATAAAGTTTTTTATAGTCTTGCCAAATCATTTTATGGATTTTGGTCAGGTATATTCAAAGGTTGGAATTGGTCAATAGTTTGCAATCCTGTTGGGATGTAAAGTTTCTCCAATTCTTCGGTAGGGATATAATCAGGCACTTCAATATTCATAATGTCCAACTTTTGTTTAGGACTAATCCACCACGCTTTATCAAG